AAAGTAAAGCATATTCTATTGAAACAGCAGGTGGTATTAGATTAGGTGATGAAAATACTAAGATTGGAACTTATCACTCTACTTTACCTCGAAGAAATGTTTTAGTTGATGGTGTGCTTGATTCTTCACAAGATAGACAGTTTGTGAAAGTTTTAAAAGAATTTCATGCAGGAACAGATAAAAATACTTTTGATATTACAACTAATTTTAAGGCTCTTATCAAAGAAAATCCTACACCAACAATAAAAGAATTAAGAAAAGTATTACAGATGGGTAATACGAAGTATGATGATGTAGCTGAGTTTATGCAAAGAACTGGACTTCTTGCAATGGTTGATTCTAAATCAGGTAAATTAGTCTTAAACAATCCAAAGAAATCAGGTATTGTTTCTGAATTTACAGAGATAGATTATCACACAATGTTAGACCTAGATGGTATAAGACAAACAACCACAAGAAATATGACATTTAATGATTTAAATAAAACTGCATCTGCATACGCTTTTGAACTTCATAATCGTTTGTTATATAACTTATTAGAAAGAGGTTATGTAGCAGAGGCTTATAAAGTTGGATTACCTTTCTTTGAGGCATATAGAGAAGTTCTTGGTAGATGGACACAGTTGTCTGTAGCTAATCCTAGAGCGGTTGCTCAAGTTGGTTTTGCATATAGAAAAGGTGTTGAGAATAATTATATTTATACAGACAAGTTCGGAGAAAAATATTTAATACTTCCTGTTGGAGGTACTGCGTTAGAAGATTATGTTAAATCTGAAGGTAGAGGTACTTGGACAGATGATGTAAGTATTGAAGAAAGCAATATAATTATCAAAAGAAGTTTTCCAATATCTGCACTAGGAGTTGCAGGTGGTGGCTTGTTCCCACCATTAGGTCCAGTTGTTGCTATACCTACAGGTTTTGCAACAAGAGATAATCCAAAGACAAGAAGATTATTAGAAAGAACAATATTTCAATTTGGATTACCTTTTGAATCTATGGGTAATGGAGACTTAAAAGGTATCATAGGAGAAATTCTTACAGAAGAAATATTACCTGCTACAGCAAAAAATGCTTTTAACGCTATAGCAAGTAAATTAGATTTACAAGGACTTGATGAAGATTTATACCTTAGTGCAACAACACAATCTGTACAGATAGCAGCAATACTACATCCTGATAGAGCAGATGACCCTGAGTTTTTGTTTGACACTGCTGCAACAATTAGAGATAACATTTATTGGTTGAAAGCATGGGATAGAAACATAAACCCATTAGTTCCAAGGGTAAATGTTTTATATCGTATTGATGCAGAAAACAGTACATTTAATGAATGGTATGGAACACAAGAAGAAACTTCAGGTGTAGCCTGGAATAGTTTTGTAGAACTATCTATTCTACATGGTTTCTATCAAGATTTGAGAGACCACTATGCACTTACTATGGGTCAGAAACAAGCTGACTATGAGGCAACATTAGAGGTTGTAAGATTACTAGGTCTTGATATATACGATATAGATTCTGCTTTTACATCTGCACAATTACAACTGAAAGGTAAAAGCATATCTGAATCAGGACCTATGGCAAGAACAAAACCTGAATATGATTTCTTGATGAATAATGAAGAATTATATGGAGATTATGGAGGAAGTATAATTTATTTCTTTGGTGGTCTTGGAAGTGGTGATGTTGATTATACATCTTATGGAATACAAAAAGGACTTGGAAACATTACACCACTAAATAAAGAAGAGTTTTACTGGAGGTCAGCTACCTATGCAGCATCAATAGTCGAAAGAGCAATGAAAGAAAGATACAGAGCTAAATGGGATACACAACAATATACAGCATCGGAACAGAAAAAAGAGATGGCACAATTAGAACTTACACTAAAACAAATGTTTCCTCTTGCTTATGAAATAAATCCTGCTGAAGTAGCAACAAAACTTCCAGGAAAAGAGATACCAAGAACATTTGATTGGGATTTAGTTATACCAATATTGGAACAAGCTGTTGAAGACCCAAGAGCTGCAAACTTAGATTTATATAAAGAGATGAAAGATTATCTTGATTTTAGGAATCAAGTAATTATTGGTGTACAAAAAGGCAAAAACTTTGCTATAAAAGAAGATGCTGTTAACTGGATAAGAACAACAAATACAGAGGAGGCACAACAAGTTCGTGATTTGCTGTATAAAAAAGGTTCTTTGCTTTCACAAGAAACTCCTGAGTTTCTTCCAGTCTTCCAAGATGTGTTTTATAATGAAGTTACCAAGTATGGAATAGGAGATTTATCAGATGAGTAATGGAGAGATAGAAGGCTATACAATACCTAGAGGTGATGGAGATAAACAAGATGTTATTGACATTGACCCTAATGTATCAGATGTAGTACAAAATGATGATGCTACACAGTTTGTTTTAGATGTACTAGGAGGTTTAGACCCATCAGGAAAACCATTAGGTGATGGATTTCAAAGTAAGTATAAAGTTGAGGTAGATGGTGTAGAAAGAGATGTATCTGCAGAACAATACTTGACTGCACAAGGTTACGACTTTGTGTATTTTCCATATCAAGCAGGAGAGGCGGCAAGAGATATAGAACCTGCAGTTCGTGTTTTACTTAAAAATCAAATGGCAAGTGTTGGTTTACTTGACCTTACAAAAACACAAGGTGCTATGGTAGATGAAGAATTTGTAAAAGGCATAAGAAGACTTATGGAGTTTTCTATGAATAATGGTGGTAAATTAGATTGGTTACAAAGTCTTGGTGTACTACGCACAAACTTCAGTGTAAGGAAAGCTGTAAAAACTACATCTCCAAAAATAGACAATGAACAAATGGATGATATTGTTGATGATTTACTTACAAAAGCAAAAAGTAGAAAAGGCGCTCCTTTGAATGCAGAAGAAAGAAACTACATATCTAATAAGATACAACAGAGATTAGATATGTTTAACACAGAGATAGAAGGACTCAAACCTGCTACCTCAGGTAATTTAGTATTTGACCCTACAAATCCTTTACAAGGAACATACTTACCTCCTGAACCAGGAGAACAACCTGATACAGAACAACTTGCAGAAGACTTATCTGATATAGAAGAAGAAGTATTTGCACCAAGAGAAGAGGCAGCAAGACAACAAGAAGTTGGTGAACAGATAAGGTCAAGAGGTGCAAGGACAGTTTCTAATCTTACAAATTTATTTAGAGCAGGTGTCAAGAGATAATGGAAATGGATGTATCGCCTCCTGCGATAGTAATCATAAAAGAGCTTGAGACTTTACAGCTTGAGGCTTATGAAGATGGTGCATCAGTATCTATTGGATATGGACACAGTAATTTATCAGGTGGTGAACAGTTTGATATCGGTGATGTAATTACAGAGGATAAAGCAGAACAATTACTAAAAGAAGATTTAAAAGAGATTGTTCGTATTGTAAACCAAAGGTTAAAAAATTATAATCTTACATTTACTCAAGAACAATTTGATACTATGGTAATAGCTACTTTTAACAGACCGAGCAAAGTATCTAGTAAAAAATTCTATGATGCTTTACTGTTAGATGATGAAGATAAAATACAAGAAGTTTGGGAGACATCTTTAACTGAACAAGATAGAAAAAACTTTCCTGGACTTGTAAAAAGATTGGAGATTGAATTGGCAATGTTAGACCAAGACCGAGGAATACCTGAACCTGAAGAAGGCTTTGACCCTTCACCAATACAAGATGTTAATCCAAGCAATATGCAAGACCAAGTAAGAGCAGGTAATGTAAGAGATGTTAATCCAAGCAATATGCAAGACCAAGTAAGAGCAGGTTCTGTGATTTCTAATATATGGAGTCAAGGTGTTGATTTTACAAATGCAGTAGCTAAATCAGAAAGTCAAGTGGTTGCACTAATACAAGCAGCAATAAACAATCAGAGAAGAGCAAAGAATCTACCTGATATATCTAACGACATGAGTATGGATAGAAAAAGAGAGACACTATCTGATGACCAAAAAGTTGCATTAGATATATTAAGGGGATTGTATGGCAAGTAAATTTACACCATTCGATAAGAATGCAATTAAAATAAATCCTAATTATTTACAAGAATGGCGTAGAGAAAACAGACAAAATATAATTGATTCTGTTGGAGATAAGGATGCAACTAAAGAGTTAAATGATATTGTATCTAGGGCAAGAAATGAAGAAATAAGGCTTAGATATGAGCGACAGTAAGTATCAATCTTTTTTAAACGAAATTGATAATTTATTTGCAAATAATGGTATCAACCCAAAAAGCGTAAGAGAGATTGCTGCAGAAAGTATTTTTTCTTTAGATTATATTCACGAAAGTACAAAAGATTTTTTACTAGATGAATATGTTAGAGGTAAATTAGGTCCAGGAATAGAAGATACTCAAAAATTTATTTTAGATTTATTAGAAATATTACCTGAGTACAAAGAATTAAATTTAATATCAAACATGCTTGATATAGATGTATCAAATAATGGTATTGGTTTTTATCCTACTGCAAGTATGTTAGAAAATGCTGATGATGTAATGAATCCTACAGGAGATTTAATTTATCAAATTGTAAAAAATGCAGGAAATTTAGATGATGAGTTAAAACTTATATTAGATAACAACCAACCATTTTTGGATGAGGCACTTGAAGTATTTAATAAACTACCAGTTAGTAAAAAAATAGAATCATTAGAAACTTTACAAGAACTTACAGATGTAGAAGGTAAAAAAATAGGTTTAAACATAGGAATGATAAAAGACTCAATTATAGAACAATATTTTAGAATACAATCAGAGCTGACAAGAGGTTTTTTGGGAGGAGAAAGTTTAGGAAATAGATTGATGATTGAGTTAAACAATGCTGTAGATGTTTCTAAAGATACTGGAAAAATAATTGAAGACATAATAGATAATTTTGAAATGGATAATTTAACAGGTGATTACAAAAATTTTAATAATAAATCAATGAGCGACATAATGGAATTTCAAACAGATGATGTATTTTATGGTGTTAGAAATATGCTAAATCAATACATGAAAACATTTCGTAAAGAATATTTAAAGTATCTAAATGGTGATTTTAGTGATTTGTATGGTGGTTCGATAGAGCTTATGAGTAATTATAAAATAAATAAAGCTACGAGAAGAGCTGCGGTTGCTTTAGTAACTAATGTACAAGATGAAGATTTTGTTACAAGTAATTCTTTTTTTAAAAGACTAGCTGAAAGAAATCTGTCATTTACACCCACTGGAAGAATTGAACCATTTTTTGCTACCTTAAAAGAATTTACAAGTGATGTTTTAGAACTCAAAAAAGATGCAGAAGATGATTTTAGAATGATGGCAAATTCAGATTCTGCAATCAGAACTGCAGGAGTACCAATACAATACGAAACAGATTACATAACAAAAAGAAATTTACTAAAAACTAACACACCTAAGGAGTTAGCTTTGTTAGATATAAGAGGTAGAGCATTGAATGTGTTTAAGAATAATCTTGGTGTTGATAATTATTCAAGTATATTTGATATAGCTGTTACAGAACCTATGCACATGACACCAACTGTAGCTTTATTAGATTATGTTGAAAAAAATCCTGATTTTAAAGTAGAGGTTTTAGATAGTAGAACAGCAAAATTTTTTGATGTATCTAATATGACAAGAGGTAACGCACAATTACAAATACTTAAACAAGGAATAGGAGGCAAACCTAATTTATTCAATATTCCTGATACAGAATTAAGAGAGATACCTAAGAAAGCTCCAGGTGGACCTACTCCTTTAGGTGAAAGATATATGGATAGTTTAATTTTAAGAGTAACACCTAATAATCCTGGTCAAAATGTAGTAAATGAAAGACTTAGACTAGAAAGAATTATTAAAAATAAAATACAAACTCCACCTTTACAAGAGGGTTTACTTAAAAGATATTTAGATTATGATGAATTTATTAAAGGACTTCCTGCTGATAGAGCAGAGCAATTATTAGATTATACTAATAAAGAAGTTGCAGATAAACTTGAATTATTTAAAGACCAATATAATTTAACTAAACCTTATGGACCAGGAGAATTAGAAAGTATAAATATTATTTTATTTGATTACAAAGAACCTTCACCAATAGAAGATGCAGTATTAGCAGACATAGAAAATTGGGATTTAGATGCAGAAGGTAATCCTATTGACCCAAGAAAAAAACCAGAAGGTATGTCAAATTTTCAAAAAGAATTATCTGCACAATATAATTATTTACTAGAATCAGACACACCTACAAATGCTGTAGATGATGTGCAAAGATTTATAAAAAATTTACCTCAAGATTACTTTACCCCTCCTGAATTTAGAAAGATTGCAGATACACCTGAAGATATTGCTAGGTCTGTTGATAAAAATAAATTAGCACAAGCAGAAGATGTTTTGAAAAATACAGATGTAGGAAGACACATATCAGGAACAGCTTTAGATTTTGCTAAGAAAGCAGGAAAGGTTGGTTTTGGTACAGGTATGACTGCAGTTGCTCCAGGAGATGTAATTATAGAACAAGGTATAAAAAGATTACTACCAAAACTAGGTTTAGCTTTTATATCTGCACCTGCATTAGCAGCATATACAGCTTATGAAATGGCTTTACTTGCAGCAGATGTAGGTAAAGGATTGTCAGAGGCAAAAAATAGAGGAGATGAAGAAAGTTTTAAATCAGCATTTTGGGATGGGTTTACAGAAGATGCGTACTCAGATAAATACTCTATTGGTTACGCTTTAACTAAAGAAATACATGAAACATTGTTTCAAGATGTCTATGGTAGAATAGCACAAGAATATTTACCAGGAAGTGAAGACTGATGTCAACAGATTACAATGATGTAACTGCTTTAATAAATGGTTCTATAACCATGGAAGAGTATGAAAAAAGAAGATATGAAAGAAGGATTGCCGCACTTAGAGCTACACTTCCAGTCAGTGCTGACCAAAGATTATTAGATGCTGCAGAAAGAGCAGAATCAGTAAGAGCAGATTTTGAATCACAAGTACCAAGTCAAGCAGGTTCATTAGAGGCAGTTGCTTTTAAAACAGAAATAGCAAGACAAGGTGGTCAAGGAACAGAAGATTCAACCATACAAACTACAGATGAAATGGGTGTAGATGAATCAAATGCTTTTGAAGATGCTTTATCAGGAGCGACAACATCAACACCTACAGAATCAACACAATCAGGAGATAGAGATGAGTTTGGATTTACTGCTGATGATTATAAAAATGGTATAGCAATATATAGAGGTGATGCTCCATCAGGCGGAGAAAGAGTATTCAGCAAATCAGATTTACAGTCAGCATTATCTAATGGATATTCTTTGAGTCCTGTACCTTTATTTGAGGGAAACACAGGAGCAGGTGGAGGTTCATTTTTAGGTTCAACATCAGGAGACCAAATAGGTCGTATGAGTTCACAGATTTGGCAGGATGAAACAGGACAAAAGTTTTTAGTATTTGGTATCCCAGGAACAGATATGTTTGTTAGATACCAAGCAAGTGATGAACAACTTGGAACATTTTATACAACAGGTATGCCAGGCGTTAGAAGTGTAGACTCGGATTCTAACGAGTGGTATAACTCTTTATTTTTAGGTGATTACACAGAGATAGATGCAAACATTAAATTAGGTTTAGCTAATCCTTTTGATTCGTTAGTAGCAAATTTTCAAAGAATTAAAAATGTACAACCATGGATGGAAGATGAGGAACTTTATACATTATGGTTAGAAGGAATAATAGAAGACAGAGATATAGAAGATTATGAGTGGCAAGGAACTAACTGGTGGAGAACGCATACAAAAGAACAAAGAGATTGGTTATTAGTTTCACAAGGAAGAGGTATAGGAGAACTACCTGCAGATGCACAAGCTCTATTAGATAATAATATTATTCGTGCAAAAACTTTGTTGCAACAAAATGGTGTAACAAATGCTGATTCAATATTTAATCCTGATGGAGAAAGTCTGATAGAGTTTTTTGCATTGCAATTATCTAATGGAAACTGGACAGAGTTACATACAGTAAATCAAGCCAAAGCTATTGGAGACCCAATGGCAGGTATAACTGTCGACAATCAACTCAAAGGGTGGTTAGAAGGTGTAGTCGGTGGAGTTGCACCTGAAACCACTCAAGCAGGTTTTGCTAAAGCACAAGAACTTGCATTGAAATGGTTAGGTCCTACCTTTGCAGAGTTTGAATCAGCAAACATATCAGAGTTTGCATCTATGATTCGTAATGCAGAATCACCTCAAATTGGTGAGGCACAAGTACAAGAAAGATTGAAAGCAATTAGAAAAGCATTGTTTTCTACAGACTTGTATGATGAAAATCTTACATACGAAGATATTGCATCACCATGGCGTAACTATTCATTTCAGTTCTTAGGAGAAAGAATAGATGAAAAGAAACCTGAGTTTATAAATATACTAAGGTCAAATGACCAGGAAGAAATAAATAAAATACTTCTTGAGTATGGTTTGAATAATAATATTGAGACAGTCTTTGATAGAGTAGAAGATAATATTATTGAAGGCATAGCTCCTTCATCAGTAGTTAGAGGAGTACCTACATAATGGCATTGACAGAACAAGCTAAAGCAAGATTAAGAACTAATGTTCAAACAAAATTTGGTGCATCATTTCCAAGTGCATTGATTGATATTTATATAGATGCTTTTATTGCAAACAATCAAGATGCCAATGAGGCAATCATAGCTATGAGACAATCAACAGAATATCAAACTAGCTTTCCTGGAAACATAAACCCTGATGGTGTATCAGTTAAATACAGTGAATCAGAGTATCTTAATTTAGTAGATGCTTACAAAAGAAAGATAGAATCAATAGGTTTAAATGCAGATTTAATTCTTACACAAGACAGAATAGAAACATTGATTACAAATGTTGTTAGTAATGTAGAGTTTGGTAAAAGAATAAATCAAGTTTATCAACAGGTAGTTACAGCTATACCTGAAGTAAAACAATTTTATCAAGAAACTTTTGGTAAGACACTTACAGATGCAGAGATTATAGCTAGTGCTATAGACCCACAGATAAGTCAAGACTTACAGACTGGTGCTATAACAGGAGCAGATATAATATCACAAAATATTCTTCGTGCAGAGATTGGTGGTGAGGCTTTGTTAGCAGGGGTTGACATAGATGTACAACAAGCAGAACAATTAAGACAACAAGGTTTATCCAGGCAACAAGCAAGACAAGGATTCCAGGCAGCACCATCATTTTTAGCTATGGCTAGAAGACAAGGTAGAACAGGTGTATCTGCTACAGATGTAGTTGAGGCTACACAATTAGGTATACAAGAACAACAAGTTAGATTAGGAAGAATAGCAGGACAGTCTGAACAAGAGAGTGCAGCAAGACTTGGAGCAGCACGAGCAAGAACTGGTGAAGTTGTAGGATTACAAGAACAATAACTTTACATTTAAATATTTATGATATAATAACCTTAGCTATCTTGTACTAAGGTCCGAGATTAAAAATAGACCTAGATTTTGTATTCGGTCTTGATGCCTACTAACAAGACCTGTCAAATAAAAAAAGTAGAGTAAAAAATAATGTGGAGATAGGCAGAGGTAACTCATACACCTCTTGTAAAAATATCGTGTGAAGTAAGGACAATTAAATATGGCAGAAGAGCTTAATAACTCAGAAGAAAAAACTAACGACAGTGAAAAAAACTGGAAGGCTATGAGGGAAGAGAATGAACTTTTAGCAAAGAAAGTCGCTGATTTTGAGGCAAAAGAAAGAACTGATATTTTTAGTAAAGCAGGTCTTGACACTTCAAAAGGAGTTGGTAAAGCAGTTGAGATGATGTACGAAGGAGATTTATCTGTAGAAGGAATCCAGGCATACGCATCTGAAGAATTTGGAGTAGAGTTTGGGCAACAAGGCGGAATACAAGATACTTTAAAAAGTACAGAGCAAAGTCAAGAACGCTTGAATACTATTCAAAACAATTCAGTGGTTGACATTTATGATGAGGATGTCATAGGACAAATTCGAGAGATAGAAAAATCAGGAAATGTACGAAATTCAATCGCTGCAAAACTTGCTGCTATAGAGGAAGATAACAAAAACAAGAAGTAAATTATCTTCTAAATTGTCAAAGAAGTAAAAGTAACAATAGACAATTTATAGGAGAAGATAAAAATGGCAGACATATCGTTAACAAATAATACGATTTATGCACAAAATATCAATAACTTTACTGGTGAATTGTTTAAAGTTGGTGGTCAAAGAACACCTTTACTTTCTGCAGTCGGTGGTTTGAATGGTGGTAAGACATTAAATTCTACATTTTGGCAAGTCCAAGTAGAAGATAATGCAAAAATTTCAACAGAGCCTACTAAAGGACAAGAAGGTGCTGCACCTACAGAATTTCTTGGAAGAGACAGAGCTGCATATACTTATGTAACTCAGGTTTTCCATAAAGGTGTACAAATGACCTATACAGCTTTAGCATCCACTGGAAATCAAAATCCTTTTGATTTGTCAGCTAACATTGCAAATGCCTCAGATGGAGATGGCACAGTAACTGCAGCAGACAAACTAGGACTATTTGGTGGAAACCCAGTAAATGATGAATTTGCTTTACAAATGGAAAAAGCAATGGAAAAAGTAGCTAGAGAAGTTGAGTGGTTTGCATTCAATGGTTCTTTCTCAGATGGTGCAAATGTAACACCTGGGTCAGGAACAAGAGAAATGTATGGTCTTGATGTATGGATTACCATAAACAAGAACGCTGACAACTCAGCAGCAGTTAACCCATTAGGTGGTAACTGTTTCTACAATGACACAGCAGGTGATGGTAGTGGTTCAACACAAGTTCTATCTTTTGCATCTATTTCAGGTGCGTTAAAGAGAATGTATGACAACCATGCACCAATGAAACAACCTGTATTAGCTATTAGTCCAAAACAATTACTAGACCTTAACAATGAACTTGTTAAAGGTACAGTTGATATAGCAGGAGCAATCATTCCTAGAGATAGAAATGTTGCAGGTATAGATATCGATACAATCGTAACACCATTCGGTTCAATCGGAATGATGATTATCGACCCTGATATCCTACCTGACAATACTGCTTTCATCTTAGACTTAGCTTACATTCAACCAGTGTTTACCAATATCCCAGGATTTGGAACAGTGTTTGTTCGTGATATAGACCAAGATGCCAACGCTAGAATTGGTAAGGCAATTTATATGGAGATGGGATTCGAATATGGACCTCCTTCATATCACTGCAAGATTCAAGCAGTTTCATAAATTAACATTGAAGATTAGGGTGGAACTCCACCTCCACCCTTTTCTTCTGCTATAGTGAGGAAGATATGATTAAATCAAAACAAGCCTTAATAGACCAATCTGCAGATGCAAGTAATTCATTAGGAGTACAAGCAGAAGGTATGTTGCTTTGTGCTATACAGTTTCCTGCAGCTATGACAGGAACTGCTGTTACATTTGATTTTGCACTTGACAACAGTACATGGGCAGATGTAAAAGAAACAGATGGAACTGAAGTAAGTTATACAGTTTCAGCAGGAGATGTTGTAAGAGTCGACCCATCAGGTTGGGCTTTTGCAAGTAATGGTTATATAAGAGTTACCTCAAATGGTAGCGAGGCAGCAGACAGAAAAATAATTTTACATTTTAGACATAGTTAGGAGCAACAATGAGTATGCTCTTAATACTTAAAGAAGGAAGAAATCTTGATATAGAGAGTATTCCTGACCAACCATTAGAACCTTCATTTCCTATTGTTAATCCAACAATAAAAGCAAATGATGGTCTATTTGCATTAGGTGCATTTGGTCAAGCAATATTTGCTGCTGAATTAGTAGAGGAAGGTGCAGCTTAATGAGTACAAACATTCAAGGGTTAATAGATAGAACATTTAGAGAATATTTAGAACCTATGGATGAATTACAACCTTATACTTTGTTAACATCAGGTCTTACAGATTCTGCTACAACTGTTTCTTTTAATGGTGATTTACTAACACAAGAGGAAGAAGACATTATGGAGGCAGGTTCTATTATAGAAATAGGAACAGAACTTATGCTTTGTAAGACTCTTGATACTGTTAACGACCAGGTAGAAGTTGTAAGAGGAGTAAGAGGTACAACTGCTATAACACATACAGCAGGAGATACAATTAAAATAGCTCCACCATTTCCAAGACAAGTAGTCTTTGATGCTGTAAAAGACCAAATAAACAATTTATTCCCAACATTGTTTGCTGTAGAAACACAAACAATTACAGCAGGAACAGGTTACACATTGTTAGGTTCACAAGAAACTCCTGGAACACACAATTATTTAGTATCAATACTTAGTGCTATATCTCAATATACAGATTTTTCTGCAGGTTCAGATACAACAGGTGTTAACTTTTTACCTGTTACTTGTTCTTTAGTTGAATTACCGAATCCATTTACATATACAGATTCAAATAATGACAGTAAAACAATTACATATACTACTGGACCAAGCGTTGTTCATGCAGTTCAATTCAGTGGTATAGCCGCAGGACATACTGCTCACATAACATTTAAGAAAAAATTTACAGAACCAACTTTGGAATCAGATACATTAGCCACTATAGGTTTAGAACCTGAGTATGAACCAATTATTATGGCAGGAGTTGCAGCTCAAATGATGTCAAGTAGAGATATACCATCTGCTACTTCACAATACATATCAGACCAACTTGCAGTTTCTAATTTTCCTGTTGGTAGTGCAAACAATGTAAGGAACTCTTTATTACAGTATCAACAATTATTAGTCAATCAAGCAAGAAAATATTTAAGAGCTAAATATCCTGAGGCAGTATCAGTTGATGGTCAGGTATATGGAATCCAGGCATAATGCCTAGACTTACAACACAAGCAGAAGTTTCTAATCCTAAAAGAAAAGGATATGATTTTCGTATAGACAATCAGCTTTACAGAGCTGCTATAACAAACAATCAACAAATGACAATACAATCATCTGATGTTGCTGATGCTAGTGTCAATGTAAGACAGAATCCTGAAGACTTTACATCTAATCTTGGTAGAGTTTTTTCCAGGAATAATTTTTCAGGTGGTTCTAATTTAGATACAGCACACAGAAGAGATGGCACAGAAAAAGATGTTATAAGATTTTGGGATAGTCAAGGTATAGATGTTTTTGGAAAAGACTTAGGAGAATCTTATAACATACAACTGTTAAATACTACAGACAACAAAAGAAGTTTATCTTCTTCAGATAATGATAATTATATGGCGGTTGTTGGAACTACAATTTATGTGTCAGATGATGCAACTCTTTACAAATCAACAGATGGTGGACAAACTTTTTCTACACAATCTACAGGATTGACTGCAGGTTATCACATAAAAGGTTTAGCTGCACATGGAGACCTACTATATATAGTGGCAAACAATGGTTCAGCAGGAGAGATAGAAACTCTTACAAGTGGTGGCACATCCACACAAAAATCTACAGCTCAAGTTTTTGATGGTATATGGTCTGTAAAAGGTTTGTTTCTTGTATCTGCAGGAACAGGACTATATCAATATGATGGAGCTACAACTGTTAGTTCCGCAGTTGTTACTTTACCTTCAGGTCAGACCTGGACTGATGTTGCAGATATAGGTGCTGTTGTATTAGCAACAGCTACAGATGGTAGGATATATTCTTTAAAAGATGTATCAGGAACATTTACTCCAAAAGGACAAACAGAAATAACAAATGAGATACCAACTTGTGTTGCTGAATCAAATGGAATTGTATTCTATGGAACAAAGGAGGACCAAACAGGTTCAAAAAAAATTGGTAGATTGTACAGAGCTAATCTTAGAGTTGCAGATGACCTGTATGTTTTAGGAGATAATCAACTTATCAAAGAGTGGGATGCAGATGGCATTGATAATTCACCAAAAGAAATATACAACACAAGAGATTCTATATATGTTGGTATAAAAGAATCAGGAAGTACATCTTTTTTATGGAGATACTATTTACCTACAGCAGGTATAGCAAGATATTACAAAGCTGCTGCAGGTGGAATAATAGAAAGTATAAATAAAGTAGATGAAAATTTTATATTTACTGTTGGTGGTAGTGGTGTATATTTACAAACATCTAACTTTGAAGAGACAGGTTTTCTTATAACACCACCTGCAGATTTTTTCACAGCAGAATCAAAACAATTTGTTGGTGCTGAAATTGAGACAGAAGAACTTGCATCAGGAGAAAGTGTTGATGTATTTATATCTAACAAGTTTGAATCTATAAATGATTCTAGTGATAGCACTTGGCAACTTGAACTTAGTCAACAATCAGGAACTGGTGGTGAAGAGGTACAGCTACAAAGAGTTGCAAGATATGTTACAGCAAAGATAGAACTAAATGGTAATGGAACAAGCACACCAAAATTTAAATCTATACAAATAAGAGCGTTAGCAAGACCTGAATTAGTAGTTGTGCAAATACCTGTAAATATTTCTGACAGAGTAGAAAGACCTTATAGAAAACCTATAAGAGTAAAAAACCTAGGTGAAACAATTTATCAATCATTAAAACAAAAAGAAGGTGATGCTGTAACTTTAGAATTGTTTGACCCTGCAGAAATAATTAGAGGTGTTGTAGAAAAAATAAGTTATCCAATACTTGACAATCCTAACATTGGCAGCGTAACACAATATGCTATACTCACTGTTAGAGGAACAAGACAGCAAACCTTTAGCCAGGTAACATCAGGAGATATTCTTGGAGTAAATGGTTTTGCTATAATGAGATTCGGATAAAAAAAAGTGTATAATGGAGAGATATGGTAGCAAGAGAAACTAATTTAGTAAACGCTTTTGAGACCACACTTGCAGCTCAATTAGCAAGTGGTGGTTCATCAATGAATTTATCAGCAGACCCAGGAGTTGATTCACCTGCTTATTTTGTAATTGACCCTGATAATGACAGCAACAGAGAAGTAGTATTATGGTCATCAGGAACAGACCATACTGCAGCTACTGTAACAAGAGATATAGATTCAAAACATGGAACTGACCCAACACATGCGGCAGGAACAAAAGTAAGACTTGCTGTAGTAAAACAACATTTTGATGAGGCACATGATGCCATACAACAAGGTTTCGTATTAGAAGATGGTGATGGCACAGAGGTTACAATTAACCCTGCTGTTGCATCAGGAGTTTATACAGCAAGAGAAGTTAAGTTTGTTGAAGGTGGTGGAATCGATATTGATTGGACAGATACAGATAATGGAACAGATGGAGACCCATACGATTTAACATTTACTGTATCAGTAACTGCATCAGAAATTGCTGCAGGTACACTTGTTACTCAAAGTGAAACAATCACTTCAAATGATAACGATACTACTTTACCAACTTCTGCAGCAGTAAAAAATTACGCTGATGCTGAAACAGCAACTCTAACTAACAAGACAATAGATGCGGACAATAATACTGTTTCTAATTTAGAAGTAGATAATATTAAAGCAGGAACACTTGTTACAGAATCAGAAGGTATTTCATCAAACGATAACGACACAACACTTCCAACATCAGCAGCAGTGAAAGACTTTGTTGACACAACAATAGCAGCACAAGGCTTTGCAGATATTGGATTGATAATAGCACTAGGATAAGAGGAATAATATGGCAAATGTATTTAAGAACGCATACGCAGATGGAACTACATCTCTAGCAGATTTAATTCCTGCATTAGATGCTAATCATGAGGCAATAGTCTTAATGCTTAGAGCAACTAACGTAGATGGAACTAATGATGCAACTGTAGATGTAAGAGTTGTGGATGGTTCTTCAGGTGATTCCTATATTGCTTTTGAAATGTCAGTTCCTGCTGATACATCATTAGATGTATTAGGAACTTCTAAATTAGTTTTAGAGGCAACTGATAAAATACAAGTAAAAGCATCAGCAGCATCTGATATAGAATTTTTTGCAAGTTATCTTGAAATAACAGATTAGGAGTAACCAATGTCATTTGGATATTTGGGAGATACTTCTACCAAGATAAAACAACAAATAAAAAATCAAGGTGTAATATCTGTTTCCGAGGCTTATGAATTAGAAAAAAAGGGACATCTTGGTGGTAGTTTAGAGCTTATTGAAGAACAAACTTATTCAAGTGCAGTTTCAGCAGTAGATTTTACTTCTATAAAAGGTGCTAAATATAATGTTCACTTTTTAACTTGGGCAAATGTTGATTTTGCTTCAGAAGAACTACCTGCATTGAGATTTTTTGAAAGTGGAGTATTAGAAACTGCAAGTGTTTATCAATATGCTTTGCAATCTTATGGTACAGCAGGTGGTTTCGCTGAAAACAAGAGTACAGGGGAAACTTATTGTTTGTTAGGTAACTTTACAAATGATGTTACTAATGGATATGCCTACATTTATAATGCAAATGACAGTTCAAAATATACTTTTGTTACAAGTCAATCAATGGACGATGACCAAGATGCTAGTCCACAAAGTATTGGTTTATTTGGTGGAAGTGTTTTACCACAAACAAGTACAGTAGATGGAATTAGATTTACAGGAAGTGCTAGTACTAATTTTTCTTCATTTACTGTAAAACTCTATGGAGTAAAACAGATATGAGTAACCTTAGATTATTAAATGAAACTACTATAACTTCAAATGTATCTTCTGTGAATGTAACAGATGTTTTTTCAGCAGATTTTGATATTTACAAAATAGTTTTTAATGGAATTACAACAACAGACGCTACACCTTTACATTGTAAACTTATAAATTCAAGTGGAAGTGTTATAAGTTCTTCAGAATATGATTATGCTTTTTTACTTATGAAAGGTGAAGCATCTTTTACAGAAAGCAACCAAACTAATGGTACAAATTGGAATAATTTTTTTGGTAATCCAGATGAAGCGCCAGAGCTAGTAAGTGGGGTTGCATATATATTCAATCCTTTTTCAAGTTCATCTTACACTTTCGCTATCAATCAAGTGGCAGTTGAAACAAGAAGATGGTATAAAGGTGTTCAAGTTTTTACAGAAACAACTTCAGTAACAGGATTTCAAGCATTTGAACTTAATTCACGACCAATTACTAGTGGTGTGTTTAGAACTTATGGATTGCGAGTTGATACATAATGGGATTAGTACAAGTAGCAACAAATACAGTAACAAGTGCAGTAGCTAGTGTAACTTTGACAGGCATAGATAGTGATGATGTCTATATGGTTGCTATGAGTGGTATGAAACCTGCATCTGATGCTCAATTATATGCAAGGGTAACAACAAGTGGAGTAGCTGATAGTGATAGTGAGTATGATTATGCAAACAAATATTTAAAAGCAGATACAAGTTTTGGTACTGACAGTTCAACAAATAATAATAGGTGGACACCAACTTCAACAATGGAAAATGCTTATAATGGTTACAGTATGATTATGTATCTTTATAATTTTAACAATTCTTCTGAATATAGTTTTATGACATCAGAAGAAGCACATATACAGGCTGGAACAACAACAGTAAGAGGTTTACAAGGTGGTGGTGTTCATACAGTTGCTGAAGCAAATGATGGTATTAGTTTTCTTATGGGTAGTGGAAATATTGAAGCAGGAACATTTACATTGTATAAGGTAGTGTAGAGATATGAGTTATATACCAAAAGATGCAGTAACACAAGCCTTCAGAAGTAACAAAGGTGTGCTTACACCTAATCAAATTATTGAATTAGATAATGAAAATAAATTTACTAAGTATGGACAACTAGAACTTTTGTTGACAAATGAATCTATAAGTAGTGCATCAACAGTGGATTTTTTAGCACTTGATGATTATGGAAATTTTGATGTTTTTTTTGTAACCTTTAATGACTTAAGTATTGCTAATGATAATAAAAGAATAGGCTTAGAACTTTTAAAAAATGGTGTTGCAAGTGGTACTGCTTATCATTCAGCAGGTAGAGTATTAACATCTGCTGCTAGTTATACCAATGGAAGTGGCACTTCTCTTCCTGGATTAAGGATAACTGACAATATAGGGAGTGCTACAAATGAAAATACAAGTGGATATATATATATTTATAATGCTTTAAATAGTGCAAGGTGTACAACTATTACTTATCACGCTACATTTATGACAAATGGTGGTGTGCCTGGTGTCGAATATGGTATTGGTGTTCACCCTACAGCAAGGTTTGATAATGGTTTAAGATTTCACCCTGACATAAATGGTAGTTCTACTTTTACAGGTGGTGCTTTTACTTTATATGGAATAAGGAGTTTTTAATGGCTACAAATTTAGAGTTTATTACAAGTTTTGATATTACTGCTAGTCAAGAAGTTACAGATATAGATAATGTTTTTACAAGTAAATATAATATTTACCAAATTACTTTTGCAGATTTTTCCACAGTTGGCTCTTCTGATGAAACTATTAGTTTAAGAATAATTGATGATAGTGGAACACTTGATTCAGATAATGTTTATGATTATGCAGTTAATGAGCTAAGGTCTGATACAAGTTATGCTGATAATAAAAATGAAAATTTTGAAAGAATAGATAGGTTGATGAAAATAGATGAAAGTCCTGATGGTATGAGTTGTAATTTATATGTGTATAATCCACAAATTAGTAGTGCATTTACATTTTTTACATGGCAAGGTGCAGGTAGATTTTCAGGTCAAAGTAGAGGTTTTAAAGGAATAGCAGCTCATAAGGTAGCAGAGGCAGTTAGAGGTATAAGAATATTTGGTACTGTTGGTAGTAGACCTTATGACACAGGAAAAATAGCAGTATATGGAGTTACATAATGTCAAGTAGTTTAGTTTTATTAGATGAATTTACTATATCTAGTGCATTAGCAAATGTCACTATAGGTGGTGGTAGTAGTGGTAGTAGTGGTTTAAATTATTCTATTGATGGTACTTACAATGTTTATAAATTAACAGTAAATAATTTACAAGTTTCAGCAGATGATGTTCCAATAATGAGAGTTACTAAATCAGGCACTGCACAAAGTGATGCTGCTTATGATTCAGCAGGTACTTATTTAAAATCAGATGCTAGTTTTACTTCTTTTGGTTCACCAGACAATAACAAAATAGATTACATGACAACTATTGAAAGTTCTGTAAGTGGTGGTAATGGAAATGGAATTTATTATTTATTTAATTTTCCTAATACAGGAGAGTTTAGTTTTGTAACAATAGAAGAAGCACACTATCAACAAAATGATAATGCAGTAAGAGGTATCCAGGCAGGATTTGCACATACTGTTGCAAGTGCAAGTGATGGTGTATTTCTAGCATTAGACGCAGGAAATAATATGACAGCAGGAACATTTAAACTTTATGGACTCAACAAGTAAAATAGTATGGTAACATAGGAGATATTATGGCAACAAAAGAAGAGCTACAAGCACAAGCAGACGCAGAGATAGAGGCAGCAAAGCCTCTTAATAAATCAGTTAATGGTGTTGTAATGGAATTATCTGATGCAGATTATGCACAAAAAAAGATTGATTTAGGTAATTCTAAATGGGAAGAACAACAATTTGGTTACATTGCTGCAAGACAAGCTGCTTACGCAAGTATACCTGACCAACTGGACCAACAATATTGGGATTCAGTAAATGGTACAACTACTTGGAAAGATGCTATAGCAAAAGTTAAATCTGATAATCCAAAGCCTGAGTAAATCTATGATATAATCCCTTGATGGATTATGTAATCGGATTTATATTAGGATATTTTATTAAAAACTTTTTAACATGGTTAGATAAATTTGCTGTGCCTAATGTTCCAGATGAATACAAAGAAGATGATTGGGATTGGATAGTATGACAAACGGTAATGGTTATACAAACAAAGAGTTATTAAATATAATTATTGAAACTCAAGAAAAAACTAATGAACGGATTGATTTACTACACGAAAAAGTAAATAGTAAAATTTCAAGACAAGAGTTAAGCGGTTGGCTTGTTGCAGGGTCTGCATTGGTGGTGTTGGTCAACGCCCTAATGTAGGAGGTAATATGTGTTGCGGTCAAGGCTGTTGCAATGGTGGTTAATAACATGTTTAGTTATGCTGCCAATATCAGCATTAGCTAACGAAGAAGAACAAGAGAATACAACTACTACTACTACTACTACTACTACTACTACTACTACGATACCTGGAGAAGTAGAAGAGATAGAAACATTTGATGGTCCAGAAGAAACAACTACGACCACAATACCTGAAGAGACAGAAACTACTACAACTACTACTACAACTATTCCTGAATGGGAACAATCTACAGATATAGAATTGCCTGAAGATGAGTTAGATAGTCAAGGTAATGAAGTAGAAAATAACATACAGATAGATGACAAGCATAGTAATGGTAACTGGTCTTGTTGTGGTATGACTGACTTTCACATGAACTTACACTACTTTCAACATGGAAACGATAGTAATGATTACACATTTACATTACCTGAAACTACAACAGTAGATGAAGAAGAACTAGAGATAGATATATACGAAGTAGGTTTTAGGATTGGTGCATTAAATAATGATGGAACAGTTACATACATACATACTGATGAAACCTCACAAGTAAATGTTCTTGAAGGTCAAGACAATACAGATATACAAAATATGTTTGAAGATGTTGTTTACAATATTTATGACACTCTTGAAACCTTTATAGAAAGTTTTACAATAACAATAAATGATTGGTCGTTGCTTGATGATATATCATTTAAATATATACAGCCAACAACTACTACTACAACTACTACCACATTACCTCCTCCACCAGAGCCTGAGCCTGAAGTTGCACCACCCGAACCTGAAACATTTGTTGTTGTTCTTGATGATGGTACTGAGGCTGAGTATGAACAGCATGAAATAGATGATGGTACTGTAGAGAGAGATAACGAACGTAAAAAGAATTACGAAATATATGGTGTAGAATTAACTGACGAACAAATTGCAAGAGGAGATTTAGAACAATATGATATCGAAATCATTGATGATGAAAATATGGTTGAAGACGGAGAAGAGCTTTCTGATGATGTTGATATACCTGATGTTAATGAAGATAGATATGAAGATGAACCCGAATATCAAGAAGATGAAAAAGAAGATATTGATGACAAGGTTCGTGAATTTAATGACACAGTCCTCGAAGTTGAGGAATACTTAGATACTTTTGAAGAAATAGAAATTGTTATAATAGAAAATATTGAAGACATAATTATAGAGGATATTATTGATGAGTTACACGAAGAGGATATACGAAGAGATGACAATGAAGAACCTAAAGTTCAACCATTGGAGGATATTACCGAGGAGATTGAGGAGATATTTGTTGAAGAGGTGGTTGAAGAAGAGGTTGAAGAATTAGAAGAAATCATAGAAATAGAGATAGAAGAAGATTTAACTGATGAAGAAATTGAAGAAACCATTGAAGTATATGTGCAAAAACTCGACACAGAAGAAGTTGTAGAAGTATTAGAAGAAGTTAATGATATAGGTGTACAAAACCTAGAACAAGCTACAGAAGAAGTGCAAGAGATAGTTCAGGCTGTTGTAGAAGAGGCTATAGAAGAGATAGAAGAACTTACAGAAGAACAGGTTGAAGTAGTTGCAGAGGTGCTACAAGTACAAACAGAAGACGTAGAAATTATTGCAGAAGCTGTAAAAGAAGATGAAGTTGTTGCAGAAGCTGTAGAAGAATATGTAGAAAGAGCTGTACAAAATGCTGATGTAGAAAACTATACACTTGCTGATGTTGTTACAGAGGTACAATACGAAAACTTTTTAGAAAATCCTATAGAAACATTTGTAGATTTAGATTTTGAAGGTATAACAATAGATAATATAGGTGATGACATGACGTCTGACCAGAAAGAAAAAGCACAAGAGGTGGTAGTCCCAGTTATTTTGACTAGAATAGCTACTATGGCCGCATTTGTGTTTAGGAAAACAATATGATAAAAAAATTATGGACATGGTTTGTAGAAGCAATTAAAGAAACGTTGAATCTTAGTTGGACTTTAGTAGGTTTAGTTATTGCTACTCTTACATTGACTGGTTCTGCTCAACAAATAACAGGTTTAGCAACTGTAATTACTTTAGTTGTTTGGTTATTGACAATAGGTTTTAGAAAATAAAAGTTATTACACACTGTGGTCAGTGTAAACAAGCTCTTAAATTCTTTAAGAAATACAAAACTTGTGTTAATCTAGGGTGTACACGTTATCAAGTTAAAGTTAGGAGATACAATGCCAATAGGAAAAAAAGGCAAGAAGAAGGCTTATAAAGTCAAAAAAAGGAAGTAGTTCTTATGGCACATGAAGCACGTAAGAAATCACTTCTTAAAAAACATAATTTAAAAGGGGTTAATAAACCTAAAAGAACACCTGGACACAAGACTAAATCACATATGGTTCTTGCACAAGAAGGCCATAAGTTAAAGTTAATAAGGTTTGGTCAACAAGGTGTTAGAGGTGCAGGTAAAAACCCTAAATCTAAAAAAGATAAAGCACGTAAGAAATCATATTACGCAAGACATAACGCGCAGGATTCTAATCCTAGTAAAATGTCTGCAAGATACTGGTCACACAAGGTTAAGTGGTAAATGGCTAAGGTATCTTGGATGTGGAAGGGCAAGAGATATTATGGGACTCTTATTCGTGAGACTAAGACTCATAAGTTTGCCAGAACTAAGAATGGCAAGATTAAAAAGATAAGGAAGAAATAATGGCTAAGAAGAAACCAGCACGTAAACCGTTAAATGCTAAGACAAAAGCTACTTTACAAAAGAAAGCAGCTAAATCAAAATATACATATGGACAACTCGCACAAGTATACAGAAGAGGACAAGGAGCATATCTATCATCAGGTAGTAAGTCATCTTCCATGGCTGCTTGGGCTATGGGGAGAGTTAATAGTTTTATTAGGGGTGGTCATTCTCAAGATAATGATATAAAAAAGAAGGGTAAATCTAGTGCCAAAAAGAAAAAATAAATATGAGAAAGGTGTTCCTGCTAAGTATCTTAAAAATAAAAAGAATCCTAAATCACAGGTCGCGGCTGAAATTAGAAGAACAGCTAAGGCGTACAAAGAGGGTAAATACATAGATTTAAAAGCTGTACAGAAGTCGAGAGCGTCTAAAAAATGAAGTTAGAAGTACTTAGAATTAGTAGTCAAGAAGATTCCACGTCAGGAATTTTATTTGAAACGACCAATGGTAAGCGTACATTCATGTGTTATACCATTGAAGATGAACAAAGAGACGTAAAAGTTTGGGGTGAAACAAGAATACCTGCAGGCACATATAAATTAAAACTTAGAACTGAAGGTGGATTCCATAGTAGATATACAGGTAAGTATGGTGACTGGCATAAAGGTATGATATGGGTACAAGATGTACCTGGATTTGAATATATTTTATGGCATACGGGTAATACAGATGAGTCAACTGCAGGTTGTTTAATACTTGGCCAGACACAAGAAAGTAATTTAATTAAACCTGATGGTTGGGTAGGCAGTAGCGTTTCGGCATATAAATTTGTATATCCACGTGTATCTGAAGCTATATTGTCAGGTCAAGATGTAGAGGTTACGTATATTGATTATGATGGTGATATAAGTCCATTAGAAAAAGTAGATGAGATTATTAAAGAGACACAGATATTTGATGTAGAAGAAAAACTACAAGAGATAAGTGGAGAAATCAAAATTATGTCTGCTAAACTTGACGGAAAGAGGTTTTGGTAATGGTAAAAGGTAGAAATTTTTCAAGCGAAAATGACCCTTTTGACGCCTATGATGAGTTTGAAGCAGGTACATCTAACCCTGAATATGACCCAGGTGCAATGGACCCACTTAGAAAACAAACCCAAGATAAATTTATGGGTAGAGATATTGATGAAAAATTAGCTGGTGGTGCAGCAAACAGAGGTGGTTCTTTAACTGGTGGGCCTGTAAATAACCCTACACAATACGGTCGTGTTGGTGATATGGAAGGTATACCTTTTGAACGTGAGCAACAAAAAGCATTAGGTTCTATGTTAGCTGATGAATCTGCAATAGAAGCTGCATTAGATGCAGAGATAGATGCATTAGATAAAGCTAAAAGATTTAGTGATGTTCCTGGAGAAATGAGAGCTACTGGCAGAATAGAACAATTACAAGCAGAATTAACTAAAGCTTATGAAGCAACAGCTGCAGAGCAATCAACTATGGGTATGTCTTATGAAGAAGAAGCATTACAAACACGTGTAAGACAAGCATCTAAAGGTAAAATTACAGATGCTGAAGTACAACGTATGACAGCTGATGTTAAACCATTACCTACTACTAAGAAAGGTAAAGGCCCTGGTATAAAAAATGCACAAGCTATTATTGATACAGGACTTAGTGCTAAAAAATTACCTACACAAAAACTTAAAAGTGGAGAATATGGTAAAGGTGGATATAAACAAGTTAAGGTAGATAGAGAATTAAATAAATCTAAAGTGCCTGATAAATATAAAGTTGACAATACATCTTATACATCTGGTAGTTTAGAAGAAACAGTAGCTGCTAGTATGGGTAAAAAAGACCCAATAACAGGTAAACCTTATAAATTATATACAGGTGTTACTGCTACAGGTGAGATACAACCATACAAACAACCACAAGTTACAGGTCAATTTAAACAAGGTCGTAAGGCATCTGGTAATAAAGTAAGCAGTGTTACACCTGATGCACCTAAGCCAGTAAAAATGGCTGACCCTCAAGTACCTGCAGATGTACGTTCATATGTTTCTAAAATGCCTAAAAATATGCCAGAAGCAAAGAAATTAAAACAAGCACAACGTCTTGCAAAGCTTGACAAAATTAAAGGAAAAGGTAAAGGCAAAGGTAAACTTCTTACAAATGTAGCTGCGTTAGGTATTGCAGCAGCATTAAAACGAGATAGATAATGTTTGATAAGTTTAAAAGAAAAAGAAACTCCGATGGTACATTTAAGAAAGATGTGGCGTGGACCCCTTGGAACGAAGCATGGAGTTATAAAATGAGTGAAGACCTCAAAGATATGCTTGAAAGAACTGCCTGGACCTTCATTGAAGCGTTCATTGGTGCTTTAACAGTTGCTCCTCTTGTAGGCGTAGAAGCTGAAACTATTCAGTTAGCTGCACTTGCTGGTGGTGGTGCTGCGCTTGCAGTTGTCAAGACATACGCAAAAAAACAAATTACAAAGTAATGGATAAAGTAGGACAAGGATACGCTGGTCTTGGTAAGCAAGAATTAAAAAAGCGTAAAGAACAACATACTGCGTTGCGTAATATAGCTATGAGTAAAAGCATAGGTGCAGCAAAACAAGTTAAAGAGATGCAAAAATTAATTGGAGCCTTTGGTTCTGACCCTGCATTTAAACAAGCTGGACATCTATCTGCTGCTTATAGTACGTTAGATTCTGCTATTGTTGAACGTGATGCACAGCTTAGAAAAGCTGCAAAATTAAATAAAAAGTTAAACAAACTAGGTTATTAGTGTATTGTCGTTAGATGTTTTCTAACATAATTTATTTAAAAAATTTTTTAGTGACTTACGCTACTTCCGTATTTACAATTACAGATTGAGATTTTTGTATATCCATTTTTACTTTTATAAGTCCTACAACTTTTTTTTTTATCCATACACTGTTAGGTAACTACCTGAAGGTAAGTCCCAGGTAGCCATAATATCTCTCCATCTAGGTTCTTCTACTGTTGTACCACCTTCGTACACAAAGTTACTTACTAACATGAATAACTGTGTACTACACTTTCCATCTACTTTACCTATTATAGTGCTGTCTACTATATCTTTAAGAAGCTTTAGATATCTAAGGCTTGATTCTGTTATTTCACCATGGTCACCTTTTGTTTTAGGTCTCATAGGATTACCCTTGTATGACCGATTGGCACCCACTGTTGTTCTACGTGGTGCCAGCGTAGTTATGTTATCTAAGTCATGCGTTATGTCCATTTTCATTGTTAACGTTTCTTTATCGATACTGTATTTTACCCATACGTCATTCCCTTTAGCAGTTCTTCCTAACAGTCTCTTGCCTCCATACGTATCTAATGCAGCTGCAGCATCTTCCATACGCTTGTTCCACTCTATATACTTGTCTTTACTTGTTTGTGGTGTAACATGATTCTTCTGTTCTGGTGTTGCTAATTTACTCATTATTCCTCCTCTAATACACCAAGCTGTTCGTTATAGTCTTTTACAAATTTATCCATAAGAAACCTTAAACGTAACATATCTGGCTTTACTTTCATTGTGGTACTACCACATGCCTTTACAAATTGTTTACCCCATGTTCTCATAAACTCTGGATTATTAAATATATTTATTTTATCTATGTTTTGTATTCTGTTAACCAAGTTCTATCTCCAATCTTCTAATACAATCATCACAGTAATGTACCAATGTAAAGTCTGTCATGTAACCTGCACCACACAAATCACATACTAGATTTAATATCTTGTTTATTTGTTTACGATACTTACGAGATAGACTTTCATACGTCATAATTTAATCTCAACATTTTATTGCTTGTCCCTTTCCAACAGTGTTTACTACTGTTCCAATGATGCCATCCATCATTATAGACTAACCAGGCCGCAACAGCCGTGCTGACCTGTGGGTTAGTCCTATCACTTATTATACCAAGCTTAGGAATTAACCAAGCCCATGTATCATCGTTGAATTGCCAGAGTCCGACATCCCTTGTCCCGTTAGAGTTAATACCTACAGCAGTAGGCTTCCCACTGCTTTCACAGTAGATTATCCCTAAAGCACGCAGGATGTCATCCTCTGATTCAAAGTAGTTGTTTACAGTATCATGCCAGTCCACAACATATGCCAATTTAGTACGTATATCTTGGCATTCTCGATACTCAACTACCATATCAGTTGTCAATAATAAGGGGGTTATCACACAACTGATTAATACTTCTATCATTAGCTAATGTTAGCAGTAGTACTAGGCAGTTCAGTGCAATAGTACATTGCTGCACCCCTTTGTTTACCTTTTACAGTAACAATTTTATAACCTAGTTTTCTTAGATTAAATATTATGCCACCAAATCTGTGACAATTTAAGTCACGTACCATTTCCCAATTACTAATTGGTTCTTGGTCCATGAATGTTTCGAATACCCATGCAAGTAGCTGGGATTTACTTCTAATATATCTAGGAACAGGTCTGTCCCTAAAGTATTCTGGTATCATATCTCCACCTATTCTTTATCTATACCCCATTCTGCAGGTACATCATTGTTATCTAACCACCATGATTTACGCCATTTGCCTGTGTGTCCACCGCATATAGCTGCATCATTAGTAGCACAAACAAAGTCAGGACTTTTATCTGACTTCTTGTTTAGTCTGTTATCGTATACCATAGCACCACAGTATGGACACTTTAGGTCATCACGATATTTTCTTTTTTCATCCAATTTATCCACAATTCCTTTTGTCTTAGAACCTGCTGGCAATGGTGTAATATCTACTACATCACCCATTACAGCTTGTACCTTTTGTATTATATCAAGGTCTTTAAACTCTGTCTGCGTATACATTACAGGCATATCAACTACCTTTTCTATAAAGGTAAAATACAGATTCAACTGTTTGTCTGTCCAATCTGCTTTGTTCTTAGGAAAGTTTCTAACTTGTGTGTATTTATTAGCTAAGCCAAGTATCTTTGGTACGTTGTTTGCATCAACATCAGCAAGCATTTCACCTATAGTCTTTGCAATAAACTCCACATCTTGCTTAGCCATCAGTACCTACAATACTATCCATGATGGCTTCCATCTTGGCTATGTCATCCTTTGTAGGTTTGTTTTCTTTCTTACGCATATCTACTTTAGTTACTTCTACTTTATCTTCAGTAACTGCCCTAGCATCTTCTTCTGATTGTTTACTACCAGTCCAGAGTTCTACACCAAGACCAAAGCGCATACATGCACGTTTGAATGCATCTGATTCTGCATCTTTAAGATTGCTACCATCATTAAACTTATCGTTGTTAAGTTTAAAAGTATCAACATCTCCGAATCCATCAAAGCTACCCATACCATCAATAGTGATAGTACCTTTAGCACCAACGATTCTTTTAATACCATCTACTCTGCCATATACTGGTTCACATGACCATGAGTATTTAACACCACTATCACGTAGTCTTTCTACGTAATGTGCGTGTGGTACGTAATCACCAAACTTTCCCGCAGGTGCTTTCATTACAAGCTCCTTTGGAAAAGGGGATAACAAGTCAACGTTATTAGTCATAACATTCCTTTCTATCTATTTGTTTTTACGTAGGTAAAAAACAAATAGATTAATATTTAGTTTAAGTCTAGTACATCTCTGAGATTAGTAATACCTCTTTCGATAGGCACTAACTTTACACCACCATTTTCATTGGTCAGAATGAAATATGGTCTGTCACCTATGCCAGCGTATTCTATTCCCTTTATCTTCCACATAGACTTGACACTACTGTCATTCATACTATACATTATAGTTATACTTTATCTAATTTTACAAGGTATTCTGCAGTAATTCCATGTCCTGGTTTACAGAACAGTAACCATTGACATGGTCTACCCATGCTAGCTAACTGTTCTAATGCATACGTGTTATAGCTTTCTGTGCTGCCATTTACCCAGACTCTTACGTCATTGACGTACATAGTTGTGGGCGTATGCCAGTGTCCAGCTATAGCGTAATCAAAGTCAGGCATCAGGTCTCTTGATGCTAATGCCTTCCAACCAAGCAGCTTCTTACCGAAGCCGTACCATGGGAATCCTGAGTGTCCCCTGATATTATCTCCATGCCATACAAAAAACTTACAGTCTTCACCAAGGTTAGCTATTGCAAACCAATGGTTATCACCTGTGCTGTCTGGTATTATAAATGATATTCTTTTCTCATATTCATATACCATTGACATTATCTTACCAAGCATTCTATCTGAGTTAGAATCTGGATGATAGTCTTTCCTTGCTCTACCACCAAGAGAACCGTGGTTACCTATTACCCAGGTTACTTCTACCTCATCAAAGTTTGCTAGTAATATGTCAAAGAACTTTGTCAATATTCTAGGTCCATCTATTGTCACTTGATTATATAGACTTGCATCTATAAGATGCGTTTGACCAGGAAATATAAGTTCTCCTTCTACGATATCACCAGCAGCAAGTACAGCACACTTCCGCACAGGATGCGCGTTTCGTTGTAGATTTGTTAATTCTACTATCTTATGTGCATACTCTATTACTCTTTTCTCTGCTATCTCAGTATTGTATTCAGGTGTTACTTTAGCTAACTGTACATCCGACAATATAGCTACAGCAATCTCTTCGTCTTTTGATTTCTTTATTGATTTAGGTTTTGGAATATTAGGTTTATTCCAAGTTCTTAAGTTAGTAGATACAGCTTCATATACAGCTTCAATCATATCTTCTTTTTTGTTTTTTGCTTTGTCAAGCTGTTTAAGTAGCTTTAGATTGTCAGCTTTTAATGCTTGTATTGTAGCACTTTCAGCTTCTGCTATGAGTTTATCTACGTCTTTAGGTTTTTTATTTGCCATTCTGTATGTCCCTGATTCGTTTACGTATTGCTGATTCACTTATATGTACATCAAATTCATCACGTAAAATTCTATGTACAACGTATGGCTTTATAGCTTTACCAGTCTCTATACGTTCAACGATACCTTGCCAGAAAGGCATAGCTTCATCTGTAATTCTGTTAAATACAGCAGATTGTTTTCCTATTTCTGCTTCACTTAACAATTCATCTATATCTTTCATAGTTTCATCTTAGTTTCTTTTTATATTCTTGTCTTGTATTTAAAAATTAATACGAGTTAGAAGGGAAGCGGATGTGATACAAGCGAAACGTACTCCGTTCTGCAGGCCGTGCAGACGTGTAACGCGTACAGCGCAGTAGAACAGGTAGCTTCCCGGATAACGAGTAGGCGTAGCAGTGTTCACTATAGGTCGATTGTTGACGAATATGAATACCCGTTGCAAGTTCTCCTTGCACTCTATTCTGCTACGAACACGTCCTTAACATGTGCGAAAGGTACACACGCTCTGTTGCCAGATGGGCCATGTATACCTACTACTATAACACGTTAAGTTTTATAGCGTGTTCCTTTACTTCTTCTATATCTTTTAGATTAATTATCTTACCTTTGATGCATGTGTCCATCACGTCCTTCATAAGATTGAAGCCTGATGTATCACCTGAAGCACCAAATATGTACATATCTGACACCCATATTCTACGTTCTGGCATAGTAGTTAACCATTTCAATGCTGGGCCATCAACTACATTACCACCGCCAGAATGATTGTTAATATATTCTTCTGTTACACGCATACCATTACGACCAATGATACGTAAATCACCAGTGCCACCGTAACCATTGTACATAGCAATAGTTACTGCAGGTAACAGTGACATAATCTCTAGGATATCCTCACCAGAAAAACTCATAGAACCTGATGCATCTATCAAGATAGTACCACCAAGTACATTTTGTTTTTGTTTGAATATCTGCTTGTCACTAGCCCATCTATGTATGAACTTAGGATTGTAACCGTAATCAGCAGGCCTGTAGGCTCTACCATTTTTAAGTCTACCCTGTAGGTTTACAGTCAATGGTGGTTCATGTATTTCCATGTCACCCCAGTAACCTACACCACTACCTGTACTGTAATTCATTCTTCCCAACATATCTTTACGCATACGTTTTTCCAAATCTTTTACACTATTTATTGGTTGTGTTTCAGACTCTTCAGTATCATCATGTTCAGATTCAGATTCTTCTGCTTTAAGTTGTGCAGCAGATTTACGAATTTCTTCTGGTTTAGGTTTACCTAGAAACATATCTAGTACATGACTAAGTTTAGCTGCATAGTTTTGTACCTTACGATATGATGGAAGCTGACCGTATCTATGATTAGTAATAGAATTGTAATATTGATTAGCTGTCTTGATAACAAAGTTAAGTTCTGCTTTACGCAAATCAGTAAGCTCATTATCAGCTAATGCAATATCAATAACATCACATATGGTTTGATACTCAACACCCCA